AGAATACCAGAATATCCTTAGCGGCGGCAGTGGTGGTCAGTGTCGGGGCAGTACCGCCTGTGAACTTAAACACAGCGTTAAACGACATTGTACGGCTACCAGTGCCATCCTGAATAATCATCAGCAAATAAACAGCGCCGTCCACCAGATTAGTCGGGGCGGCTATAGTGCGGTTGTCTGTAATGGTTACAGATGTTACCTGATTAGCGCTAGCGTCCCATGAGATGCTTGCACCGTCCACTAGGGTGGTAGCGTTAAAGTTCTGCGTCTTTGTGTACTCCTGAGCCGCCTCAAGCCCAGCAATGGTCACATCAGCGTCAGGGGCTGTAAGGACGCGAGTGTTACCAGTGGTAATGCCTACAGCGTCAAAGCGAACCTGCTTGGTGTCATCTGTCGGGTCGGACAGGGTGAAGGTGTCCTGAATGGCAGATGTGCCAGCATTCATGTCGGCTAGGTGCGCTAGTATCTCCCGAAGGGCATTGTTCAGGTCGGATGGAACCATCACGTTCTCGGCTAGCGAGATGCCGTCTATGTCCGTATTGTTGCCAGCGGTGCTGTCGTATTCGGATATTTTTGTCTTTGCCATGTTATTCTCCTAGCAGAAGTGTCTGCATTGTATCAGATGGGGACTGTGCCAACAATCCAGCAGTCGCTGGTGAGCGCAATGTTCCTGAGTATGCGGGGACAATAAAGCGCTTTAATGCAGTCTGCCCTGCTGGAGTGTAAGCCAACTTACCGCCACCTAAAGCCGCCAAACCAAGACCCAAACCGCCAAGAGCGCCTAGGTCTGTTGAGCCAGCCGCCATCCCACCTAATGCGCCAACGCCGCTAGTAGCCGCGATAGGCATTAGCATACCGCCAAATCTCTCAGCAGTGCCACTGTCACCTAGCTCCGCGCCTATAGTTCTTTTAGCTACCTCTATTGGCCTCTGCATACGAGCCTCACCTGCGGCAAGTCTGCCCAATCCTGTTGCCCCTGCTCTACGCTCCTCTGCTCTAACAGCCTGCAAAGCCCTTGCTGGAGTAAACATAGATTCATCAGCTTGTGCGGCGGCGCGGCGCAAAGGCACATAGTTAGCATAGGCCTTATCTAGCTTCTGTAACTCTGCTCTTTTTGCTGGTGAATACTTGGTAAAAATATTCATCAAGGCAGTATCAACCTCACCAAAAGCATCAGCTAGGCCAAATTCATTTTTTCTGACTGATTGAAACTGCTTCTTGCCAAGCTCTGACTGAACTCTTTTTAAAGCCTCTCCAGACAGCCTGCCATCCTTTACCGAACCTAATACCTCACGCATCACAAAGTTTTCTAAGTCAGCCGCTTCTTTTGCGCCAACCTCACCAAGCTCTGTTTTGGCCTTTGACACAGCAGAGCCTAACTCATCCAGAAAATCATCGCTAACTTCAATGTCTACATCACTAAGTATTTTATCGTACCGCTTGTTAAACTCAGCTCTAGCTCTGTTGAACGTACCTCTTGGAGAAAGCCCCATAGGTATCTTGATGCCCAAAGGCTTAAATGCGCGGTTAAATATATACGGAGAAAACTTCTCCATAGCTCTCTCTCTCGCGCCTCTAATTGATGTGCCAACAACGGGCAGTGATTGCATGCTCTCCTCTAAACGCTTAGTACCTCTGCCCATCATTTGCCCGATAGTCAATGGTATTCCAGCCCGCTCTAAAGCCTGTGGAATTTTTTGCGCCACAGGAGCTAAAGCCTGAGAGCCAGCACCTATAGCCGCACCAGTCAAAGAGGCCGCAGGCACATCACCCAGCTCTTGCGCCGCGCCTGCTCCATAAATGGCACTGCCCACAGCGCCTGCCTTAATAGGGTTAGCTTTTGCATATTGAGCAATGTTTCTTGCTAAGGCCTTAATCCCCTGCCCAGACAATTTTGCCGCACTTCTTGCCGCACCCGCTGGGGTCAAAAAAGAAGCCGCTATCTCTGTGCCGTAAGCAATGGCAGTGTTCTCATCTCTGAACTCATTAAGGTTCTGACGAATAGCATCCCTGACGGTCTTATAATCATATCCAGCGGCAGAAGCTAACGCCGCAATAGCCTCATCCGCAGTGCCAAATGTAACACCCTGACCTATAGCATTGGCAACGCCTAAAGCAAAAGCTGGGTCTACGGCTGAAGTTACTGCGCCACCAATAGATTTACCAGCCCTTTCGAGCAAGCCAACTTTAGGTTGCTCAGGCGCTTTTGGTTGGCTAGTGCCAATCGGAGTGCCTACAAATGTTTTGGTGGTAGTGTTATCAGCCATTAGCTTTGCTCACTTATTTGCTGGAATACGCCATTTACAATAGCATAGTCACCCGTTTTTGCTGAAGATGGTAATTCGCTCAGGTCTTGAACGACAAAAGGTTTTTTCATTGTTCCTGTTCCAGAAATGTAACTCTTGAAAAAGTCAGGAGTCAGCCCCGCCCTTCCGCCTTCTTCCTTGGTGAAGGCTTCCAAATCGGCCTGCCCCTGAGTCAAATCCGCAAACCTTACTGCGGCGGCGTTCCGAATATCTTCCCGCACTGTCGGGTCAATAATAAGCATTCCGCCATCATAAGTTCCCTCTACCCCTATGCCCAGCCTTGAAAGAAGCCCTCTGGCCTCAGCACCAATTCCGCCTAGACCCCTAACTTGCATTTGCTCACCTTCACGCACAACTGAATCTGGGTCTAGCATTTTCATGTAAGAGAACACTAAGGCCAAGTCAGCGGCAGAGGATTGCTCAGGCTTGCTGTAGTTAACAACATCCGTCCAGAACTGCTTTGCTTCTCCGTAATACTCAGAGCTAGTGTTAAAATCTTTTCTAAGGTCGCGTCTGAGCTTTGCTATGTCTAAATCTCTCCCAGCAGATTCCTTGGCTTGTGTTGCCCGAATCTCCATCATCTTCATAGCAATGTCAGTTTCACGCTGTTGCTTGGCTAGTTCTGCGGCGGCCTGAGCCTTCTTCTCCGCTGTGTATGCCTTCATGCCAGCACCGAACATAGCGCCCAAGCCCTGACCAGTGGTAATCGGCTTATCCTGATAGCCCGACAGTTGCAGACCTGTTGCGGCGGCCTCTGACAACCCAGCAAATGCGGGTGTGCCAACTGCCGGAGTTAGTCTGTCCATCAGGCTCTGAGGGGCTTTTGGAGGGGGCTGTGTCTTTCCGCCTAAACCCATCTTTTTCGCTAGGTCGCTCTGTAGGCGGGTCATACCGCCGCCACCTGTCGGGGATGTAATGTCTCTGATACCGCGCAGACCAATCTGGGGCATAGGAGGCCGCTGACGCATTAAGCTAGTAGCAGAACCCGCTGTTCGTGGGTCAAAGCCGCGCCGCATCATAAATGCGTTAGGACGAGCGCCTGCGCCTGCCTGCTGTTGCAGAAGCTGGTTAAACAGTGCAGTACCTGCCGCACCGCCACCGCGTAATGTAGGTATTCCGTTTGACATTAAGCTAACCCTCCTAGTAATGCGCCGCCGAGTGCATACGGCGTTGCCGCGCTACCAGACAGCCCCATCAGACTAGCGCCTTGCGCTCCCGCCATGCCGCCGGAGAGGAAGCCGAGAGCCGGATTACGGAACTGCGGGGTAATGGTTCTGCCGCCCAATGCACCAGAACCGCCCTGAACCATAGTAAGATAATCAGCCAATTTCTGTGCAGGTCGTGCCTCTTGGAACTGGAAGCGCTCGATATCTGCCGCTAGTTCTGCCTGCTCCTGAGCCTCTCTAGCCGCACCAACCTGCGCCATTGTCTGCAAGTCAGCAAAGCCTAACTCACGCGCCGCTGGAGCTTGCTGAATGGCCTGTTGCTGTGCCTGATACATCAGAGGGGCTACAGCTTCTGCTACGGCCTTCTGTGCGTACCCTGAGCCGTATCTGCCACTGCTCATTGCGCCCTGCATGGCCTGCTGAATGGTTGGCTGTAAAGCCTGCTGGAAAAGCGGGTTAGTGCCTGTCAGGTTCTGCATAACCGCCTGCTGAACGGCTGGTATCATTGGTGAGCCAGCGGCGGCCTGTGAGCGATAGCCAGACAAGGCCATCTGTGTCTCAGGGCTAAAGCCTACGACTGTGCTTTTTGGGTAATACTGAGGCCGTGCTGACTGATATAAGTCTTGCGCCTCTTGCATACCATACTGCAAGAATGGCTCTGCAAAAGCGCTTGGCGCTGTTGTCTGCGTAATTGTTCTCTGTGAACCGCCGCCTTTACTCATCTTACAAATCCTTCACCAGTATGGTTGCTGTGGGCTTATAATCTTTTAGCTGGCGTTCCCAGCCCTTCCGCCCGATTATTTCCATTGAATCACAACCAAGCTCTCTAGCCCAATCGCAAACATTTTTCTCTGCCTCTATAAGCTCTTCCATGTCACCGCCTGCTAGCCATATGCGGCAGGTAGCTCTCTGAGGGTAATCAACTATCTCCACCACTATAGCAGATTTTTCCAAAGGAAAAAATGCCGCTTGCTTATTGGTTATAGCCTGCCATACATCTTGTAACGTGTGGCTATGCCCTGCATATACTAGCGCCGCCTGTATATAGTCAGCGCATCTCTCAAATTCATCAGCCGATGATGACATAACCGATGTCTGTGCTGTGTCCATTGTTCTTCTGCCCTATCACAAATGAACCGTTATTTTTTGTCTTTATATAAGGGTCGTGGTCATAATAATTTACGCTATGAGGCTCTAGCAATATAACGCTTTCCTTGCCTGCTCTTGGGTCTGTCACAGTAATATCTCCGCCGCCAGATGCCAGTGTAGCTGTGCCAGTGCAATTTAGCTTGCCATTGATAGCTCCGTTCAATAACTCAGCTATCTCTCTGACAGTAGCTAAAACAGGGTTTAGGATGCGAAAATTAGTCGTTGCCATTATCTGCGCCCTATCTGTGCGGCTTCGACATCAAACCCCTGAGCAAACTCAAAGAACTGGTCGAACTCAAACTTGAACCTGTGATATCTGCCATCTGCTCTAAACTCAGCATAACCGTTGCCGCCTGCCGGACTAAAGGCCGTGAATGTCGGGGCGGGGTTTCCTATCATGGCGTTGCGCGTTCCGACATAGCAGAAGTTCTCTATCCCCTCATAGTATGGATAGACACGGGTAACAACCGAGTGCATCCCCTTGTGCAAGTTCATTTCGCCAGTAACAATTTCAGGCACTAATGAAGAGCCAGTAAAGGAATATAACTTATCGCCAATCGCCGCACCGAAGAAAAACTCACCGCCTCGCAAGGATGGGCTATCAAGCTGAATAGCTAGCGCGTCCACCGTAGCCGCCAAGCTGTCCAAATCGTCAACTGTGTACCCAGAAGTAAACAATGGCGCAACCAAGTCTGTCGGCGTTCTTGCAAGTGACCAACGGTTCAAGCTGTAGTTATAAATCAGTATTGTGTCCGGCTGACCATTAGCGCTGGCCTGTGACGGGTATGACCAAACAGCAATCTGGTTTAGCGGGTCAACGCTGGCAGATACGCGATTTCTGTGAGCGCTGTTGAAGTCGCTCTCAAAGAACTTGTCTATCTTCTCATTGCCAATCGGCGTGGCTTTTTGACCGTCAAACATATGAAAGCCATTATCAGCCAAGAAGAATGTGAGGTGTCCATAGTTACACACAGAGCCAGCCAAACGACAGCCGCGCACACTCTCCACCTTGTCAAACTGAAACACCAGAGGCAGGCCAGTATAGGTTGCGCGGAAGATAGCTTTTTCGCAAAGAATGGTGGCATATTCACCGCCAACCAAGCCAGTAATCTGTCCGGCATCAGGCAAGTCCTGAAAGTCAGACTGGTCTGTGCCAGCAGTCCAGCTAGTGTAATTGCTGAAGCCTGACCACTTCACCCGCATAGGCTTTCGGCCTGAGCCTTCGTCTATATTAGCCGTCCATACAAAATCTCGTACCACAGCAAGAAAGTCAGCTTTCGGGGCGTTGGAAACATCTGCCCACGCCGATGATGAGTTTACATCCCAATATTGCAATGTCTCGCCGACACCGCCAGCGGCTATGGCTATGTCTCCAAACTGGACAAACCGCCAGCGCTCTGCGCCAGTTAAAGAATACCCGCCAGCTTTGCTGACATCATCTAAATTGCTTGTTCCTGTGTTGAAGGTGTACAGCTTGCCAGCATCGCCAGCAAATAAAGTTACATCCCCATCATCATCTTTTACTGAAAAAATGCCACGGATTCTATCGTCAGCCGAGTTGCTGATAGCGACAGTGCCTTTCATAGCACGATACCCACCAGCCGCAGGTATTACGTTGGTGGCTGTAATTAAGCCTTGATTCATGTGGTCTGGTTGGTCAGGCATCCATTCGCCGAAAGGTATCATACGTTCACCCATGTTCCAGTGGTAACTGATTGGTCAGTCCAGACCTCAGAGCCTAAAGGCACATCCGTCCATATTTCTGTGCCTATAGGTACTGGTGTCCAATCGTCACCAATCACCTTCATGGCAACAGTCGGCGTTATTGCTACCAGCGCTGACATCTGCGCCTTGTACTGCGCTGTAAACGGCGCTGAGGTAGTTACTGCCGCCGTTACGGCAGATGCACCAGCAAATGTAGCGTTAACGCTCAGTGCGCCTGTAATCGCCGCAGGGGCGGTTGCCTCTACCTGCCTAAATATCGTAGGCGTGGCAGTGGCGGTATTCGCAATGTTGACCAGCGCCTCAAACGGCTTGACCTTGGCAAACAAAGCAACAGCCGTATTAACAGCCGTCACAGATGCCGCAATCTCCATAATTTTGCCAGATGCGGATGTAGCGGTAGCCGCAACCGACACAGAAGCCTGCGCTGAGTGCAGGGTGTCAACCGTCAGGGACGCAGATGCAGTTAAAGCCGCACTCACTGAAGAGGCGGCTTCGTGCATTACGAGGTTGTTTAAATCGTCTACAGTGCCATAGGCATTTAGACTATCAACTGTACCCCAAGCATCTAACTGGTCAACCTTTGCCATTGCCTGCCCTATGCGGCTGTAATGTCCATATCGCCAGCGGCAATACGAAGGATGTCACCCGTTGCTACTGCCTTGCTTGCAGTCAGTGCGCCGTGAATAAGCAGATTGCCGCTTGTGCTGGCATCAAATAAACCGAAGTGGCTAACAGTACCCCATGAGCCTGTCGCCGCTGGAAAGTCTACCGCACCGCTATTATCTGCTGTGCCGCTACTTGCCGCGTTAAAGGCAATGCTCTGACGGGCGTACCCTGAGCCGGAAAGCTCTGTGCCGGAGTTGTCATCGTTAAATGAACCCGTGGACAGGCCAACGTAAACTGTTGTCGGCATGGTGTAAGCACCAGTGCCTAAAATGTGGTCGAGAATCTCGTTCTCTAAATAGTCACTCATAGCTGACATGATTATCTCTCCGCTTGTGCGTTTGCTTGTGAATAGGCTGATTTAATTTGCAGAGAACCTGTACCGTAATGACTTCTCTGTTCGTCCACCTTTATCTCTTCAAGAATGCGGGTGAATTTCTGGTCATACTGTGCGGCTCTTGCCTCGTCCAAAAGATAGGCGTAACCTTCCGCCAGCGCACCGTACAGATACAAATCTGGGCTTCTGGTAAACAGTATTGGTGTAGTGGTATTGCTGATGTTTGGCAGTGAGCCAATGTAAACAATTTCCTGAGTATAGGCCGCATCTGGTATAGGTCGCATTTTCAGTTCCAGTCCGACAATACTGTAACCCTCCGGCATACCCTCTCCGTTTGAGGAATACATACTATCCAAAGCAGACGGGCTATAATATGTAAGCACCCGTGTCGGTGATGCGTTTATCTTTACTTCACGGACTTCGCGGAAATCATTAGGCAATAAGATGTACTCATCGCCAGCAACCAAAGTGGCCTGAGAACGCTTTTCCTGTTCGCGTGTCTCTAGCTCACGGCTCATGCGTGATTCAGCCATTGTGATAAAATCAGGTATTTGGCTGGTTAAGTCAGACCGAGCCATGAAATTGGCAACGGCTGTTTTAAGTTCCGCGTAATTTGCAATACTCATAAGTGACCGCCGCCTGTTCTGAATACTCTGTTTTCGTTATTGTTCAGCCACTGCTTCCAAGCCTTAGGATTATCAGCAGGCTTGCCGAACTTCTGCACAAGCTCATTATACAGCACATTTGGTATTTCCGCCACATGGCTCATGTGCTTCTGTGTGCCTGTCATCTGCCCATAGCGCCAATCGTCAGCCATGTGCTTGTTAATCTTCAAAAGATTGTCAAACGTCTGGCTCTGTTCAACAACAGTACCGCCATGCCTGCCCTGCTTCATTTTGACCTGAGTGCCAGTAAGCGGGTCTGTCTTTAATATTCTGTCCATAGTTCCTCCTGAAAGGTGAGAGGGGCAGTCACCCGCCCCCCTCTTTGATTAGCTAGCTTACGAACCGTTTAGGTCGAAGATTCCAGCGTGCGCCTTTGGTGCTTGCACTTTCAGTGACCACTCAGTAATCAACTGCATCTTTTCTGCGTCACCTGTTGCCGCGATTTCGTTCTCAGCGAAGTTACGGCCTGACAGTGTGCATAGTGATGCAAAGTCTGGGTCAATTAGGAAAACGCGGTCATTGCCCATGAAGCGTGATGGAGCAACATCTAGTGTGCCAAAGTCTGTTAAGAAAACAGAAGTTGAACCTACATAGGTTGTTGCCTTAGCCGCAGTCATGTTGACATCGTTGCTTACCAGATTGCCAGATGCTGACAGGTCTGAGAAGTTTGCACGGTTAGTCGCAGATGCAATTAGCATCTTTGGATTTCCGCCGTCTGACCATGCGTCTTGCATCCCATCTTCGATAAGAGCAAGTGTAAGCGCACGGGCAGTACCCGCAGTGATGGTGTCTGTGCCATCGCCTGTTGCGAAAGCACCAGAGCCTGCACCGACTGAACCGTTTGTCATCCAGCATGAAAGTGATGCTGACTTACGCGGGTCTGATGCGTCACGGGCTACGTCTGTGTCACCGATTGCTTTTTCGATGTCTCTACGCAGTTCCAAAGATTTTAAAACGCGCTGGTAAGCCATTTCACGGTCACGTCCGGCTTTGTCCACGGATTCTAAAGTTCCGCTGACAGCCGCGTCCTTAACTGATATCTGATGGTAGTTACCGAACCTAGCAGTCGCTGTTGGAGTTGCAAATGTAGCATTTGCCCCTTCATTGACGTAGTTGGTTGCGGAAGCCGCCGCCAGTTCCTGTACCTGCCACTCAGTAAAGATACCGTTTGAGGTTTCTTTCTTCAGGGCAGAAAAGATTGGTGTTTCATCTGGGTCGATGCGATAAATCACATCTGCCAAATCTTCGCGTTCACCCACCGCTGTTTGGGTTGTATGTGTAGCCATTTTTCAATTTCCTTCTATTAGCTAGTTGCCCATTAAGTAATTAACAGCCGCATCTACAGAGCGCTCATTATTGAGCCTCTTTAGAGACTTCTGTTTTTGACGACTTGCTACTTGAGCCTTTGTCTTAGGTTGTCCAGCCTTAGCCATCTTCGGAGCTTTGCTTGCTTTCTTCTTCGCGGCGGGTTTCTTCGATTGAAGATTATCCCATTGCCACGCCTTATAAAGCAATTCGATAGCCCGTGCGTCAGACGCATTTGCTATCTCTTGCGGCGAAAATCCTACACTCTGTTGAGCGTATTTGATGACCTGTTCACGCTCACTTGTGCGAACATTCTCATCACGCCACTGAGGGATGCGGTCAAGCATTTGCTCCCTCTGTACAGCCAGATGCTGTTGCATCTGAACCTGTTGCTCCTGAGCCTGCTGTTGAGCAATTACCTGTCTCTCTGACTCTACTTGACGAGCCTGTTCTTTTTGCTGGTCAAGCTTTGTCTTGTACAGGAACAACTCCTCAGCCGAATACTCTTTCGCTAAAGCATCCCAGTCAGGTTCGGCATCGCCGAGTATCTGCTGGTTATACTGAGACAACTGTTCAAGTTGCTGTGCGTAGGCATCCCTCATCTGAGCCACTTGTTGCGCTTCAGCTTCAAACGCTTTTCGTTGCTCTGCAAGTTCTTGACTACGCTTGGTGTATGCCTGCTGGCGCTGGTATCCGTTCAGAAGCTCGTCTTGCGTGACCTCATACTCATCACCGTCTACTTTGACAGTGTAAATATCAGGTTGCTCAACCTCTTCCTCTTCTTCTACCTCGTCAGTATCATACTCACCTTCTTCATCATCCTCGACATATTCAACCTCTTCGGCTTCCTCTGTCTCGGCCTCTGCTTCCAGTGTCGGAGTTTCGGCTTCCGCCTCTTCTCCTAGCCGCCCATCACTTACCTTGTCCTCTTCAGGGGGTGTTGCTAATAGGCTGTTCATTGCTTCGTTAATTGATAAACTTCCAGTCTCTTGCGAGTTGTTGGACATAACTAATTACCTTTTCTCAAATTTTACGCGATTTTGCAACTCATCTAGTTGCGCTTTAGCCAGTTTGCCATCCGTGACCACCCCTTCGAGATATCCTCTGAGTGCTGACAAGTTCTGGCATAACATATACAGCCGTTCACGGTTTTGTGAATCTTCCACAGAACTCGCCTTCCACGCCTGTATAAAATCTGTTTCAAGTTGGCTAAATGCCTCTTGCAATAATTCATTTCGTAATAACGCCGCCGCTTTCTCACCGCGCTCCATGCTTCCCCTGACTTTACCTTCGTTCATATTAAGCTGTATCCTGTCACATCGTATGGGTCGTCATATATGCCAACGTCTGTCGGCTGTCTAAAGCCTACATTCATTGCCCCGAACTGTGCTGGGTCATAACCAGCTAGCAAACCGCCATAAACCTGCGGGGCTAAATCTAGCAAACCCTGCCGCATATATTGGCCTTCTGTCGGGTAAATGCCACCAGCCGGATAGCGGTAGCCTTGGTCTATCATAGACTGCCTTGGGTCTGCCTCTGGCTGTGCCTCCGCAACTGCTGTTGCCTCTGGGGCTACAAAGCCATCATCATCGCCGCCATAGTCGGGCGGATTAATTAGGTTTTGATACGCGCCTTTGTAAGCGGGGTCTTTAGCTCCACTGTAGGTAACAACGCCAGTGGTGTTGCTATACTTTAGCTCACCCTTTGCTGTCGGGGCTATCACATCACCAGTTTCAGGGTTGATTTCTCCACCCATATTAAGTAACTGCCCGTAGTTCTTCATGGCTCTTTCTTGGCTAGTCCCAAGCCCAAAGGCTTCGGTAATCTTGTCAAAGGGGGACGTAACAGCACCAAGCAAACCAGTGCTGGGCGAAGGCAGAGCGCCAATAACATCCCCGCGCACTTCCATCATATATTCAGCGGTCTGTCTATCAATGGGTTTCCCGTCAACCGAATATGTGTCTGTCGTTGGGTCATATACAGGCGCTTTAGGAATTTGCCCCATGCTCCTAACACCCGAAGGAGACATCATGCTCATATTTAGGCTAATAGGGGAGCCGTTCACTAAAGCGGCCTGCGGGGAACTCAATGAATTAACATTAAGCGCAGACGGCCTGACAGTGCCGATATTTTGACGCAAGCCTCGCAATATAGCGTCTGGATAAACACTTGCAAGCTGTTGTTGTTGTAACTGTTGTTGTTGTAACTGTTGTTGTTGAGCCGCCTGCTGTTGGACAGCTTGTTGTTGCCGAGCCGTTGCTTGCTGGGCTAACTGTGCGTCAACATTCGCCTGAATAGCGGCAACATAAGCATCATCATCTGAACTGCCAGCGCTGATTTCTTGTAATGTTCTGCCGCGATAATTCCCTGAGCCGCCTCTGGTTGGGTCATCAACCGCGCCTGTACCTAAAACATCGTAACCGCCTAAGCCCATCTCTTTACCCTCTCGGTAGGTTGGTTGATATCTCTGCGTCAGTGTAGGCTTTTAGCTGTCTTAGCTCTGCCTCTGCCGCTAATTCTTGTCTGCGAAGCTCTAGCTCCATCTGCATTTTCTCGCGCTCTAGCTCTATTTCCATCATCATGCGCTCACGCTTCAGGGCTATGTCAGCTTGCAACTCAGCCTGCGCTGACTGGTCTTGTTGCTGAGGCTGTTGAGCCATCTGCTGTTCCATCATAGCAATTTGCTCTGGGCTATTAAAGAACTGGTCAGCATCCTTAAACCCGCCAATCTCTGCAATGCTACGCAATGTATTCACATATTGCGCCATAGTTACTACAGGATTGTTTGCGCCTAACTGCATTAGGATTTGTTCTTGCTTGCCAGCAATCTGCGTAAGGAACGCAATCTTTTGCTCGTCATCAGCCGTACCCAAGCCAACCTGCACCACAACGTCAAACTCGCTATGCCACTCTCTAGGGTCAATCGGCACAAAGTTATTGCGAAGGCGAATAATACGCGGTTTCTGGTCATACTTAGTCACCAAATGCAAGATGCCTCGGAACAAATCTTTGACACCAGTTTCAGCCATAGTCCGTGCATAGCTCTCCAGCTTTACCTGAGCGCCTCGTACTGTCGCGCTGATAGCTGAGGCTGTCGTGCTTTGAAGGGCGTTGGCATCCAGACCTTGCGAAGCCTTGCTCATCCCAGTTCGCTGTTCCTTCAAATTATCTATGTAGTCCATCAGAGGCCGGACTTCACCGCCTACGGGTGTGCCAGTAATGGGCTGAACCATGCCCTGCTGACGCATACGGATAATCCCGCCAGCAGTGCCGTCCAGTACGTCATCAATATTTACCTGCCCCTCGACAATCCCCATTCTGGGTAGGGTGCTGGTATATACGCTGTCCAGATACTGCCGGAGCAGGGTAGACTTGATAACCTGCAAATCCTCGGTCATGTCATAGATTGACCTGCCAATAAGGCGGTGAGGCATCATAATCGGGGTAACTACAGCAAATGGCACATGGTCAAACGGCTCATTATGCAGTATCTCATCCGCACCCTCACCAATAGCACAAATCCGGCGAAGCTCTGCAATGCCATCGCCGTCATAATCCACCTTCATCACGCACTCGTAATAAATGACCTCTGCCAGCGCAGGGTCAGCGGCATCTATGCCAGTAGTTGCCTCTAAGTCTTGGAAGCGGTTGGAGCGCTCCTCATCAACATCAAGGCTATAAGAACCTGCATATTTTTCCACCACATCCTTGTCATAACCCATAGCCACTAAATCGCTAACAGTCATGACGGTGCGGTGTGCCACGAAATGCGCCTCTTCAAGAGAGGTGGCTCTGCGGTTCACCAGAAACTCTTCGGGCGGTACGTTCTCAATGCGTATCTTGCCCTTGCTTTCCTTTACCCGAACTTTCAGGCTGTAGGACATATCCATTGGCATCATTTCGCCAGTTTCTTCGTTCTCAGCGTATGCGCCTGCCTCTTCCTCAATAACGCCGATAACTTCCATATCGGGGTTGCTAAGAAGGGCGGCTAGCTCAGTCTCGTTCAGGTTTTCGTATTCCTCCTCACGAACATCCTCTTGCTCGTCATAGTAATACTTCACCACGCCCAGCCGGAACATCAGAGCGTCCTTGAACCAGTTGTAAAGAATTTTATAGCCGGAGTTGTCGTGGTTAATTACATAGTTCACATAGTCGGAAATCTGTTCAGCGCGTTCTGTATCTTCGGCAGTTCTGGCATTAAAGCGCACATACTTATCGTTAGCTGTAAATACGCGCATGAGGTTGGGCATGATAGCCTCAATAGTGTCTGACACTTCCGTGCTGACAACTTGGGAGCGCCCCTCGACTTCATTGCCCATTGGTTCGCCAAGATAGAAATCCATAGCGCGAATACGCTCTTGACTGAACTCTTGGTCAAAGTGGTTCAGGCTGTCGCGTATCTCAGACGAAACGATGCTATTTAGCTGATACTCGTCCATTTGCTCTGGCATTTTTCTTTCCTTTTGGCTTTGCCTTTGCGCCATGCAGGCACTTAGTCTGCGCGTCACACATCTTTCGAGAGACACAACCAGAGCATCTCTCGTATGTTTCTGCCACCTCTTCTACTTGCCGAACACGGGGCAGGCGTGGCCTTCTCATTACCCGAACTACTTGCATCACTTATCGCTTGAGTAGCTTCCTGTCACACCGTTATAAACCTTCTTCGGGCGGCGCTTTGGGGTCGGAATGTTAGCAACCATCTGACCGCCTTCTTCGCGGTACATACTTTTATTGATTGCCGCTTCGTTTCTCATCCCTATGCTTGGGCGCGGAATAGGTGTCGCAATGTTTACCTTTTTACCTTTGTCGTAATTCATTTCTTAGCCGCCTTCTTTTTCTTTAATTTAACCTTGCCTGTCATGCCGATACCACTGCTGGTAATCACAGGATGAGACACTGGCTCTGGTAATGTAACAGATACGCCGTTCTTTTTATAGGCTATACAACGCTGTTGCGGTTTGCACCTGTGAGGGTACGGGCAATGTTCACATAAATTCATTTTACTTTCCTCATATTCGTGATATACTTAGCCTTCATTAAAGGAGTTGATAATGGAATTTTCAAAACAAGAACACAGAGAATCAATAATGCTCGGTGTAGCCTCTTTGGTTTCAGAAATAGCACCAGAGCGCCCAGACAAAATAGAAATACTGGAGCCGATAGACGCTATGGTTTGCGAAGCTTTAGGAATTGACCACATTGATAACCCTCCAGATTTCCTTCTAATACCCTAGCAGGCCAGACATTGTGTCCACCCATTCTTGGTCTACAACTTGGTATGCGTTAGGTTTTTTGTCAAAAGAATATATTGCTTGAGATTCGGTCATAGGCGAACCTTTCTCAGAAATTAGGTTTTTCGGATTATTAAACCAATCCCTAAAAAACACTTCATTTCTAATAGGCTCTCCTAGACCCAGCAACCCACCCTCTCTTGGCATGGCTGTGTCAAAAGATGGATGCACCATGTCGGGGTCGGAAATGTTTGGTCTGCTCAAGTCCATTTTGTACAAGCCTAGACCACTTGAGAAAAGCGGGGCGTTTCTCAATTCCGGCTCCGTCATTGCGTACCTTGCCTCACCCACATTAGGAAAACCTAACTTTCTAAACTCGTCCTTGTCTATAAGCTTCATAAACTGGACTCTTTTTTCGCCAGAAAGACCAGCTAAATACTGCCGTAAGTCAGGAGAAAGAACGCCGACAAATTCGGGGTCTTTTTTCTTCATTTGCTCATCAAACTTTTGAGCATCCTTTTTTGAGATAGGCGCAAATTTTATAGACTCAGCAACCGCAGAAGTTTGCATTTCTTGGAAGTCTATAGCCTTTGGGTTCATTGTTGTGTAATTCAGATAAACAGGCAAAACCTCGCCAGTCTCTTTGGCAACTTGCTCTTGAGCCGCTAAAGCTTTGTTTCTTAGTTTTGTGGTAACTCCTTGACCAGAACCCCATCCATAGGGGGTGAGCAACCCATAATTTCTTCCACCCATCATGTCCACAGGGTTTTCTAGAGTATTGCCTGAAAGTCGCGTCAATTTGCCAGTGCCGGACAAATCGCCAGAACCATGTATCATGATTGAACGATTTAAATCTTCGGGTTTTATTATTTTTCTTTGAGATGCAAGCGGTACGTCCAGAACTTCAAAGTCTGTATATTCTACGGGCTGGTCAAAAGATATTCTGCCAAAACCGCGCGGGTCTTTCTCAGCCTTAGTTAAAGGCTTGTTAGAGCCGGACAGCCTATAACGCAAATCAGCCGCCCGCGCATCATCTATCCCCTTAATTATTTTGCTGTACTGACCCCCGCCCATTCCCAGCATAGACTGACCAGCCTCTGCCGCCGCCATGCGTTCTGGTGCGCCTGTTAATAAACCGCCGCCAGTTACTAAGCCAGCCACGTTCATGGCCTCTTCCATCGGGTCGCCTAGCTCTCCAGTGTAGGCTCTATAGGGGGCTGAAACACCGCGCATAGCGTTGTCTGCATACATCTGCATAACCTCCGCTAACGCACCGAAACCATCATCTAGCCCGTATTGGACTGGCTCATCCATCAGAATGTTACCATAGTCCACACCTTGCGGCTGGAAATCACCTAGCAGACCACGTTCCATTATGCCTTCTTCCGTTTCTTGCCACTGGCTGTTGTTGACCAACTCACACGTTTGCGCCCTGTTTTCTTGGACGCTTCCTTTTTGCTAATCTTGCTTGCAACAGCTTTAGGGCGACAAGCCGGATAGTCCCGCTTCTCACCCTTCTTGCGTCCGCAGGGTTCGCCCGTCTTAACGTCAACCCACTTCTCGCCAAACCATTTGCCTAGACCAGCCTGTGCAGGCATTACGCTTTCCTTACGCGGTTATCAGAGCCGCCCCATTTGCCGCCCTTGTCCTTATACCATTTAGCCGCATAGGCATTAGCGTAAGCCGAGGGATAAACCTTGTACTTACGCTTTGCCGCCGCTTTAGCTCTAGCCCAAAGGGCAGGGTCTTTTGGCTTACTTGCCGCCACAGTATTTGCCTGTTTTGGTTTTGCCTGAGCCTGATTTGTTTTTACCGTTTGCCATTAGTTACTATACCTTCCCTTTTGGGTTTTGTTTTTGTCAACGCCGAACAAAGCGGCTCTGCCAGTAAACTGGTTTCCGATAGTAGAAAAGATAGGCTCAACATAAGTGCCGAACACACTGCGGTCTGGCGCAGGTTTTTTGTTTCGCTTGCTTTTCTTTGTGCTTTGATAAGTAGCCATAATAATCTCCTGACCTAAAATAACACATTTATGTTTTGCTATAAAGGGCTACCACTTGCAACGGTCAGCCCAATATGCCGCTGACATCTTACCCTTAGCGATATTTTTAGCGTGGCGGTCTTTAAATGCCTTCCGCTGTTTCTTCTTTGCCATGCTTTCGCCCTGCTTAGGAGCGCCAGCGGTTTTTGCGCCCTGCTGTCCAAAGCGGATGGTCTTAATCTTGTCACCCTCTTTTGCCACAACGATATGGCTCTTGGTCGGGTGGCTGGGAGTGCGCTTGCACTGGTTGTACTTAGACACCCCTGCTCTGGCTAAACGGGGGTCTTTGGGAGCTTTAGGGGGCATCGTGAACAATCTCCAGTCTAGTGCTTCTTACTAGCTCTTCGTATTCCTCTGGCGGTATGCCTGCCCTGACAGACCAAACAGCGGCCAAGTGCAACAAAGTCATCATTATCTCGTCAGCATCCGCATCAATAACGTGGTAAGCGCCCTGTATGTTCAAATCCAATATCTCAGCTAGGGCATGGATGCGCTCTGCCACATCCTCTAGGCGCTCTTCTTCATTCTCAAGCGACACCGTAATATCTAGCTCTTTTTTGGGAAATTCTACTACGTTGGTCATAAAAACCGCCTTTCTGCGTAGGCTCAGTATAGCTAGGGCAAAAAAAATTTACAATAAGTGCATTTTTTTCTTTACTTACCCATATTACTTAGCGTATAGTTATATTATGAGGAGTTTAACCAGTCAGGGAGTCAAAAAAATGACACAAGTTTACAAAGCATTTCACCACGGCGCAAAGATGACAGCTAAAAAAGACGCTGGCGGCAAATGGATGGTTGGCGGTGACTACGATACAAACAACGCCACAATCATGTTGCCTTGCAAAGACAACTGGTCTGGGTGGGCTTGGTATCAGTTGCGTGGCTGTGTGCTGAAGTTTCAGGACAACGCAGTTGAAGAAGAAATCGCAAAAACAGTTGAGGAATGGGTAGCGGCGTAAGCCGCCCCAAAGGAGGATAAAATGTTTTTAACGGATGAAAAAGTAAATGAAGTTGCTGAAGAGCTTTTGTACCAGTTTGAAGTAGGGGAACTGCACAGCAGAGTGTCAACAGGAACGGTGGCAAGAAAAGCAATGGAATTGCTGGCAGATAATGGACTGCCGCGCCGTCAAAGTTTGGCTTTCGTTATAGCAAAAAAGGCTCAGGCCGCTTGGCAAGAGCAGGTGCATCAAACAGTAAAGAAGATAAAAGCCGCGCTTTAATTAATCAAACAATCCACTTGGTGCTGGGGCGGGGACTGCTGTTTCCGCCCCATCTCTTTGTGTAGCCCATAGCAGACGCACCCTGCTCGGAGAAGGTCAGCACAAACGCATCAGCCACATCAGGGCTTCTCTGCCCCCTGCGCTTCATCTCATCCTTGGATTCCACCTTCAGCTTGCCCGTGCTGAGATACTTGTACCGAATACCCGTTATCTCCTGTATCAGCGTGTCATCGTCAGGTATCTGCACATCCCTGCCCTCAAACCACTCTCTAGCGTTCCAGAACAACTCATCGCGCAACCTGCCAAAACGCTCTTTGAGGCTGGCAGTCTCTGAAACCGATATAGCCACTGCGGGTAAATCCAACTCCCTCAGCCTGTCAGCCAGTCCAGCGCCAAGGCCAATAGCGTCAATATAAATCGCCTGCGGCCTGCTCTGATAGTTGCAAGCGTCAAACTCAGTCAGGATAATTCCCGCCAGTTCCATCAAATCCTTGTTCTGCCAAGTCTTGATAGGCTCTAGTAATTCTTGCCCCTGCCTCTTAGCCAGCGCAGACCTATCCCCGCCGAATCTAGCCACATCCAAGCCCCAAACAACGGGCGTGGTAGGGCTAGGCGTAACCTCCCGCTTTGTGGCCTCCTCAACAATATACAGCGGCACCAGCACATCGTCAGACTGCGTGGGAAACTCGCCCAGAACGCGCACCCTGTAAACATTGCTATCAATGCCGTACTTCTCAGCCATATTTGCTAAGAAGTCCTCGGAGACATATTCGCCGTCCTCGCAAGATACCGTGATGTTGTGCCACATATGGCGCATACCGTGGAAGCTCTCGTAAAAGAAGCCGTCAGAGCGCGTGGGGTTTCCGCACATAACCGTCTTAGCTCCGGCGGTAGACAAAGCACCCTCAGCCACCTGAAACACCACGTCAGGCACACCAGAAGCCTCTTCCACCAGAAACAGCATATTCTCGCTGTGAAAGCCCTGAAGCGCCTCTGGGTTCTCCTTCCGGCTGGTTCTTGCAACGGCAAAACTGTCGCTAGCACCCTTCAGGCTAATCTTGTCAGACTTGAACTCCAGCAGGTTCTTGAAGCCCTCTGGCAGTTTCCGAGCCCACTTGTCCACCTCAGTCCACAGAACATCGCTCAACTGGTGCGCTGTATTAGCCGTAATGGCTACCTTGCACGGATAATGACTGAGCAACCACCACAGCACCAGCCACGACTGGAAGGCCGTCTTGCCCACACCGTGACCAGACTTGATGCTTACGCGGTCATGGCTTGCAACAGCCCTGAGTGCATCCGCCTGCCATTGCTGAGGCTTGGCACTAAGGATGGCCTCGACAAAGAAAACGGGGTCGGAGTGGATGCGGTGTAGCAAATCTGTGGTGAAATTTTCGGGGGGCATGGGTGGTACGGCCTATGTGGTTAAAGGGGGGTGGGGTTAGTTATGCTTTGTATGTTCTTTCTCTTGCCGCCCCCGCGCCTGCTCGAAGGGGGGGTATTCTGGCAGAAATACCTACCTATGGTAATCATTTGTCGCATAATGTGTATTATGGACGCGATTATGTACGCTGATTATCTGTAAGCTGTTGATATTGTTGAGAACGCTATGGTTGTACGCACTCATGGTTGTATATCCCATCATTTATCCCCTTGCGAATGATTATCAATCTCAGTCTCAGGCGCGTGTGTGGCGGTGTAGGTGCTTTCTCCCCCATCACCCTTATCCTCAACCACATCTATCACCTCAGCCCCTTCCAGCCTAGCCTGCTCAACCCTAGCCGCAACCCGCTTTAACTCATCCACAAAGCTGGTCTTATGCTCCACTTCCAGCTTCTGATTATCGCCGTACAGCCTTGGAAAGAACTTCGCCATTCGCCACTTCTGCGTATCTATCTCCAGCCTGCCAGCCTGATAGTCTATCTCTCCAGTGCGAACACCGTCCAGCACCTCATCTATCCTATCGTCAATGGCAGTAGCCCTTGCCTCTATCGCCGCATTGTAGCGGCTCTGCACCTCCTGATGCCTGTTCTTTAGCTGATAGAACGCCTCATAGCTTGGCATATCTGTATCCTTGCCCACAGACCGCGCACTGCGTCCATCTATGGCAATCCTTCTGAGATATTCAGCCAGCACTGGCTCGGTAAACTTTTTCTTGGACATATACAGCCTCCTAATCCTTATATAGCTAAACAAGTGAAGGTTTGCAAATTAGCTGTTGACTAACCCTATTTAGTTAGCGTAAGGCTATAGACATAAACCTAACAGAAGGAGCATAACAATGAAAATCGAACAGAAAACCCTTGGCGGCTTTAAAGAGTACCGCCTATCAGGAGCAGAACGCGAACCACTGGAGCTATTCCTAAACCGCATATCTGCTGAGTTTCCTTACGCTGGCTACGGCACTCACTCCAGCGGCACTCGCTGGAACAGTGACACGGGCAAATGGACTGCCCGAATAACCCACTCGCTAACTTGCGACTAACCAGAACAGAGAGGCTTCGGCCTCTCTTTTCACATCCAGCCCCTCTCTATCGGATTATCCATACCATTCCCCAACGCACTCCAATCAGCTTCCGTCTGGTCAGTCTGCATAAATGCAATAATGTCCGGCAGTATCATCTTGTAATAGAACCCCTCAGCCTTGTATGCGTTCCACATCTTCTCCGCGACTGTCTCGGCATACTGCTTCTGCCTGTCACTCAACTCACCCTTCCCCTTCGGCTTGGATACCGATTGCTGGCGATTTGAGCGCCTCTGAGTGCGCTTGTCCTCTTTTCTGCACCAACCCTGCCAGAAAGCCTTGCAAGAAGCGTAAGCGGCCTTATTTCCGTTCTTCTCATCCCACAGCCGGATATCTGTCAGCACCTCTTGCCAGTCTAGCTCCAAGCTCTCAGCATATTCCTTGTCCGCCTCTGAAGGTGTCCAATCAGACAGTTTTTCTTTGCCAGCCCCTTTATATGATTTTGTATATTCTGTTCTTTGTATACTTCTGTCTTTAGTAAGTGTCGGATTTACCGTCAACGGTTTTACCGTCAACGGTTTTTCAGTCAACGGTGAATCTGAGACGACATAACGGTTTGTGGCGAATTTACCGTCAGCCCGTACCTGTTCCTTCGTTATGTAGCCATACTGTTCCAAGCAGGCCAGAATGGTGCGTATTTTATCCCGCCCCACATCGAACCGCTTTCGCAGTTCTGTGACCTGCACCTGCCAGTCTGTTGGCTTACTGAGCAGATACACCAGCAAGCCTAGCTGGTCTGCCGATAGCCTGCTATCGTTTAGCAAGTGATTTGGTAGGACGCTGAAGTTATCCTTCAAGCTACTGCGTACAATTAAGCTATCACTCATTTAAATTTCCTCTCCTTTACCTTGCGCCATAACTGTTCCGGCGGCCTCAATTCACTTGCCTCCATGACAAGCCTCTCCCCATACCCAAAGTCATGCGTTTCGCATAACTCCAAGAACTCAGTTTTCCCTATCCACCCCAGCAATTTCATACAGTCATGTTGGTCAGTGGTAGTTGCAAGAATTGCCACCTGTGCCTTAAACTTGGCCTGACTGTCAAATATCAGCTTGCCTGTCTTTGTAAACTTAACATCCACAGCAACGTCATCTAGCCATAAGTCCAAACCACCATCCGTTGCTATGTTCAGCCTCGGCGGTTCAGTGTCAAACAAACGGCACACAGCAAACTCTGCCATGAACCCCAGCTTATTGGCATTAACCCTTGACTGCTTTTTGTTTTCCAGCCTCGGTGACACACCCAGCTTTTCCAACAAAAACACAGTGTCTTGAGCCAATAGATTAGCCTCATGCAAATCCTGTTTGGTGAGCCGAATAATCACTTACCCCGCCTTCTCTGCATAGCCCGTCTGGTGTGCATAGCCATTAGCGGTGTCATTTTCGGCAGTCTCTGATGCCTGTCAGCGCCAATCGGCAACCTGTTTTCTATTTGCAGTGCCTGCGCCCTGCGCTGTTTCAGCCACGCCGTGAACTCTTCGACTGTCATATCTGCCGCAGTTTTCATGCCTCTTCATCCCTCTTCAAACAAGCCGCCTGACCAATTATTGCCGCCTTGTTGCCATTTTCCTTGACAAGCTCAGTGACCATTCTCCTCTTGATTGCATCGCCATTTTGCATACAGGCCAAGTGCGTTTTAAACTGGTCGTCATCCCGAAACAAATAGCAAATAGAGCCGCCCTCAACATTAAACTGAGTAACTAAACAAATACCAATCAAAGCTTTAAACATCTGCCCAACTCTCCCTTACCAGCATCAACCACGTTTCAAAATCCACCTGCGCCACATAATCCATGCCAGCATAATCCGCACTAATGCTGGACATTCTGACAAGGCAATGGATAGGCTCACGGTCATATTTCCATATCAGGACAGGCTGACAACCCGTTGCATCAGCCGCCGCTATTGTCTGCTTCCACCAGTCAGGCTTGTATGTAGTGCCGGAGGCATAACGCTTGGCCTCTATGCTCCAGCCATCCACCCCGATAATGTCACCATGCAAGCTGGCTCTGTACTGCTCGATGTCTCTCTTTACATCGTCTATACCAAGCCCATCCATAATCATCCGACATAGTTCTCTTTCGAAATTTGCTCCCTTCGCTCTACCGTTAGTCAATGGAACTCCTCCCTCTTGGTGGTAATGACGTTGGCAACTTAGGAGCTTTGCCCGTAAGGTTTTCGGTTATCTGAGCATCCTCAAAGCCGTCCGGCAATAGCTCGTTCCAGATATCCATCTGCTTGCTATGCTCTAGCTTGGCCTTCTCCCAGTTATCTCGATGCTTTTCTCGGCTCATCTGTTAAAAGCCTCCACCCAATCCTTTAGCCCTACCTGCCCCTTTGACATTTTGTAAATGTCCATCATGTGCAGACCGCTGGGTGGGCGCTTTCCATATATCCAATTATGCACGGTGGGTTGCGTTACTTCCATCTGCCGAGCGAACTCAGCCTGCCGCATCCCTTTGTTTACTAACCATTCTGCCAGTTTCATTTTAGCTCCTGTTTTATGTGTTGACAGCATTACCTATAACCGTTAGTAAAGTATAAAGACAGTGATGTAAACTGAAAACTTAGTCAGGGTTTATGATGAACGAATTGAAGCACTACAGCCCCAGCCAGTTGTTACGGCCTACGGCTGTCTGGATGTTCCAATATTTGTATCTCACAAAGGAACAGCGGAGGGAAATAAAGGTGGGCTGGAACGCCGCGTGGGGTACTGCCGTGCATGGCGGGTTGCAGTCTATGCTAACGCTTGGAACGGCGCTGGATGAGGCTGTTGAGAGCGCCAGACTGTCGTATGATTTCCATGATGCGCCAGACACTGAGCCGGAAGAAAAGCGGGAAAAGTACCGCGAGTTGATACCTGATGCTATTGAGAACGGTGTCGATTTATTGGCGGAGAAATACGGGGGTGCTGAGGAGGAGCAGAGAGTTGAGGTATCGCTAGACGGCGTTGAACTGCCTGTGATGGGTTACATAGACCTGTGCGCCTCTGATGCTTTTTGTGAGGTAAAGACAAAAGCGCCCCGCATGGGTGCTGTAAAAAAGGACGGCTCACGGGGTTGGGTAAAGGCGGCACTGCCAGCCAAGCCTCAGTTCGAGCATCTGTGCCAAGTCTCCATATATCAGAAGGCTACAGGGCTAGAGCCTAGCCTTGCCTATGTATCGGCAACAGGCGCGACACTATTTACACCCGAAAACTGCGAGGAACTACAGCCGGAATACATGGCGTTCTGCCTCGAAGAAATGCGCGGCAGAGCTATCCGCCGTCAGAACCTGTTGAAAGTATCGGATGACCCCAAGGTGCTAGCTGGTCTGCTAGACCCAGATTTTCAGCACCCATTCTATTGGGATGAAGAACATAAAGAGGAAGCAAAGGAGCTTTGGAAAACATGAGCAATATATTCGCAACCATGTCACAAATCGACACTCGCAAGATTGTCGAGAAGAAAAACGGCTTTACATACCTTAGCTGGGCGCACGCTCTGCGGCTGTTAAAACAGCACGTTCCAGATGCTATGGTCACTAAGCATATCTTCAAGCAGGCTGATGAAACTTATCTGCCCTACATGATAGACGCACAGGGCTATGCCTATGTGCAGGTTACTATCACGCTCGGTAAAGACCAGCCAGCTACCACCGAAATTATGCCAATCCTGAACCACGCAAATCGGCCTGTTCAAAAGCCCAACAGCTTCGAGGTTAACGCCTCCATCCAGCGCTGTATGGCTAAGGCTATCAGCATGGCTACAGGCTTGGGTTTACATTTATACGCTGGCGAAGATATGCCAGCACCATCACCAGTTTCTGCTGGCTCGGACAACTCCGAGCAGAAGGCAGAGAGGGAGGCGGCATCTGGGCAAACAGTAAAAAACCGTGATGTCTTTATCAATACCGAGCGTTCGGATGCCGCACAAACCCTTAACAAGATAACGTCACCCCTGTCCTTAAAGGATGAGGCAAGACTATGCCCAGATATGGACGCTCTGAAGGCGCTGTATAGCCGCAAGCCAAAGTGGTCTGCGGAGGAAATGGAAGTATTCAAAAACAGAAAACAGGAGTTATTGAATGGCTGAATATCAGATGAAGGATATGACGGGTTCGTTATTCGTCAACGACAAGGGCGATAATGACAAGCGCCCAGATATGCGCGGGGACGTTATGATTAACGGCGTCAAGTTCAGCATATCCGCTTGGAACAACGAATCTAAGGCGGGTAAAAAGTATCTCGGCTTGAAGGTATCCGAGTGGCAAGAAAAGCCAGCCAGCAATGGTGCGGGGCAGGCAATGGACGATGAGATTCCCTTTTAATGTTTAAGAGGGAGAAGCGGAAAACAAAGCAATCGCGCTATCCAACAGTCGATAATTATGCCGACTGCGTTTATTGCGGAAACCGCTTCAACTATCGGTATCAGGGAACAATCACACTAGCGGGAGAGGAGTTTTGCAATGACATCTGTGCTAGAGAAAATTATCTTAAACGTGTTCGGGAAAACGAAGAGACAATCCCCTTCGATGCACTATGACCAGCGCATTGAAGAAGTCATCAAGGCAACCAGCGAAGTCACAGGAGTGCCAATCTTGGACTTGCTGGCAAAGCGGAGAACCAGCGCAAAAGAGCGACACATCGCTATGTATTTGTCAGTCAGATTGCTGGGTTGCTCATATCCAGAAGTGGGCAGGGCATTTGGGCGTGACCATTCCACCGTCTACTATGCCTGCAAGAAGCTCGACAAAAGAGGGCGGGGAAGGTCAAAAACCAGCCGAATTTTAAAGGAAATCGAGCAGTGTCTAGCCGCATGACACTTAGGTACGTCATTCACAACGAGATAAAAAAATACGAGAAAAACGGGTGGGTTATTGTCTCCCACCTGTCTTACCCTCACAGCCAGCACGCAGTGCTAATGAAGAGGCCGGAATATGGATGACCCAGTAAACCACCCAGAGCATTACACCTCTGGCAACATCGAGTGCCTTGACGCTATCCGTGCGGCGCTCGGTGACAATTACAAGTATTATGTGCAAGGAAATGTGCTAAAGTATATCTGGAGATTTAACCATAAAAACGGGCTGGAAGATTTAAAGAAAGCTCGGTTCTATCTGGATGACCTTATAGCGCATGATGACCCTGCATAATAAATTTGTAGCAGACGTAACTTTATCTCAAACTACCTCCGGCCTAGCTGGAGAATATATAGCCGCCGCGTCAGTCCTTGCTAGGGGCTGGCGCGTTGCTTTAGCGCAACAGGACGCTGTTGACCTTATAGCTTGGCATCCAGATACAGGTCAGATGATGCGGGTGCAGGTTAAAGCCTGTCAGGCAAGTCGGCAAGATTCGGGTCACAAACATCGGGTGCATTTTCAAACAGGTCTTGGCGGCAAGAAAAGACTGCCGACAATAGCCGACTATGACATTCTGGCTATGGTCAGCACAGAGCAAAGAGTGGTATGGTATTTGCCTGTAACTTCTATCAACGTCAAGAAGTTCACCAAGCACACAACATTTTTTGAAGCGCCAGACCTCGAATCAGATAGCTGGGCTAGAGCAGTGGAGATAATAAATGAGACA